ATATTATTATATAATAATGAAGAAATATTAATAAAAACCGAAAATTTAAATTTAAATAATTTAAATAGTATTAAAATAAAATCTAATTTTGATTTATTTATTTATTATATAAACATATTAAAATCAAATATTTATATTTTTTATGGTAATAATAATTTACTATTTTATAAAGATTATTATGAAGATTATTATATACAAGACATTACTGATTATATATTAAATTATTAATAACTATTCGTGTTTTCATAATTAAATAAAATTTATTATATAGCAAAGATTACTTTTATTTAGGTCTCAAAATGTCTTTTTTCTTTAATTCATTATCAAATAATATTCTGGGGCCAATATCATATTGCATTGCTTTCTTAATATCATTTATTCCTTTTACTAATTTAAATAGTCCTGGTATAATTTCAATTGATGAAGATTGGTCAGACCCCCAATCACTGTGACTTAAACAAACATGTCGTTCGATTCCATCTATTCCCATTCCAACTGCTGCAAAAGAAGTTGTTAATCCATATTCATGACCAGACCAATATATTTTTTTATTTGGATATTTCTGTTTTAACCATAAAATGTATTTTAAATTTAATTCTTCATATGCAGCTGGATAACAACTATTTGTATGCATTATAATATCAGGATTACATGCATTAATACAGTCTTCAATTTCTTCTTCAGTGCTCATTCCAGTACTTATCATAAATAATTCAAATTTACTTCTTGCATATTTGCATAATTCTAAATCATTAATTAATGCACTTGGAATTTTTCCAATATTTGTATATTTACACATTAAATCAACAGATGGAATATCCCATACTGATGCAAAGAATTCAATATCAATTGTTTTTGCATATTCATATAATTCTTTAATTTGATTTTCATTAAATTCAATTTTTTCTTTATATTCTAAATATGTCATTTTTCCCCAAGGAGTAATTTTTGGTTTATTTTTTTGATCTTCTGGAACACATAATTGTGGAGTTCTTTTTTGAATTTTAACATAATCTACTCCTGCAAATTTAGATAATAACATCATTTTTTTACATATTTCGATCGATCCATTATGATTTATACCAATTTCTGCTATAATTTTAACCATTATTAATAAAATATTCTATTAATATCTCTTTATATATGTTCAATTTGTAAATAACTTGGAAATTTATTGTATTTTTCTAATACAAATTTTAAAAAATCTTGGTATGAAATACTACTTTCACCATTTTCTTTATTTATTATAAAATTTTCCATTTCAATTAAAAAATATTTTGGATCTCTAATTCTTTCACCAAATTTTCCATAATCATTATAAGAATAATAATGTAAAAGTTCAGGATAATATTTTTTCATAAATGAAGCAATCATATTATATTCGCTAAATCTAAAATATTTATGGGATAATTTAATAATACTGATTATCCAACATTCTTTATTTTTATTTTCAATATGATTTATTAAATCATTTAAAATATGGTGATGCATAATAAAATGATGTGAAACAAATGTACCTATTTTAGGTTTTTCTATATGTAATCCTATTAAGTCATAAAGTGATTCATCATATTGAGTGTTATTCCATATACTTCGTGGATTTTCTTGCAAAATAGCAAATTTATAATAATTCGATTTTTCATTAGGATAAATATTCCATCTTTTTAAAGGAATTAAATCTGAATCCCATACAATATATGGATCTGATAAATTTATAATTTGTTTAAACGCAACTATTTTAATGAGTTGTTGATACCACCATCCAAATTCTCTTGATTTTTCGTCTTTAATTTGATTAAACATTCCATAAATACTATTATAATTCAAATTATAATTTTTTTCAAAAAAATTTTCTTCTTCTAATACAATTACTTTCTTTACTAACCAATTTTTAGATAAAGTATTAATGATTTGTAAATATTTTTGAGGTGTAATAATATAAATTCTTCTTGGTAAATAAAATTTTTCAATTGCTTCTAATACTGTTCTTAATAAATAATGATATCTATGAAGTGGAATAATAAAATCTATTTCATTTATCATTAGTATAATATTATTAAATATTATAAATTATTATGATATTTAATATTTTATAATATTTAAAAGATAATTTATTATAAATAAAATAAATTTATAATACCATAATTAGTAAAAAATACATTATAAAATATTATTATAAATAAAAAATAAATATATTATATATAATTATATATAATGACTTCATTTTGTTTATGTAGTAAATCAAATAATAAAATAAACGATAATATGTTAGATAAGAGTACCCATTCTATTTCTGTTATAAAAGATGAAAAAATAGATGATAAATGTAACATATTATCTATATTTAATATATTTTGGTGCGAATCAAATAATCATGATTATCTTGAAAAAAATAATATTAATGGAGATGTTGAATTAGTTAAAATATAAATTTTATAAATTATTATTTATATTATTAATTTATATTAATTTATAATATAAATGCATTATTGCAAAAATGATCCTAAAAAAACTTATAAAGGAGATGAACCTAGTCCTAAAGGATTAGGTTACTGTGCTCATAGTGAAAATATTGGTACTGTAAAAAATGGTAAAGATGGAAATAAATGGATTATTGTAGTAACTTCTAAAGGTGTTAAAAGGTGGACTAAACATGAATCCAAAAAAAAATTAAATAAAAATGAATCATCTATAATATTATATTCAGAAAAAGAAAGTTTAAAAGAAAAATGGTGGGATGACTCTGATAAATGTGATTGTAAGAAATTCGTTTCTTATAAAAGAAATCTATCTCCTAAATATGGATTTAATTATAAAGATATACATGGTCTAGAATTTGAAAAAGGTAAAGTTTATAAATTTATTAGTTATAATAATTTTGCTAAAAAATTAACAAATATTGATCAAGATGCTTGGATAAAATATGAATTAGACAAAAAAGTAATTGAAAAAGATTTTTGTGGTTCTAAGAAAAAATTAACTAAAAATAATCCTATTTTTAAGAGTATAAATCATAGTGGTTATGAAATATATTTTCCAGGTCAACATTATGATTTTCCGCTAGCAGTTTATATTAAAAATAAAAATAATCCAATATATGTTTATAAAATTCCTGGTTATGATAGTGATAGATATTTTGAAGAAAATGGTTATGATTGGAAAAATAATTATAAATATATATGGGCTTATATTCAATTAATAATTAAAATTATTCCACAGGAAATATTTATTGGAAAAAGTGAATATACATCATTAGATAAATATTGTGTCGGATATTCTATTTTAATAAAAATAGATAATAATAAATATATTTTTATTGGATTTAATATTTATACATTTACTAGCAAAAATAAAATTATTAAATATGTCTCTAAATATTGTGATTGGGATGAAAATATTTCATGTGCGATTGATATTGATAATAATTATTATTTATTACAATATAATGTTTTTATAAATGGTAATAATTTAAATTTTTTAAATAATGATGATTTTTATGGAGAATTAGAACTTTATTATTTAGAAAATAAAAATAAATTTACTAATGTTACTGATTATAAATTAATTATAAGTAATTCTGATAATTATTAAATAAAAATTTTCATAAAATAAATTATTTTTATATTTATTATAATGCCTTATTGTAAAAATGATCATAAAAAGAGTTATAAAGGTGATGAACCCAGTCCTAAAGGATTAGGTTATGTGCTCATTCTGAAAATATTGGAACTATAAAAAATGGTAAAGATGGAAATAAATGGATTATTATAGTTACTTATAAAGGTATAATAATTTTTCATATAAATCTAAATATGAATGGACTGTAATCTTTATAAGATATCAAATCATTTATTAATTCATTATTTTAAGATTTTTTATTTGTATATTATATTATTAATATATGCAGATTTTATATAATTAATCCAATAATTTAATGTTAATTTATCATAATTAAAATAATTTAATTTATTTTTATTATGAATATCATTTATTGTATTTACTAATAAATAATAATTTATATCTTCCCATTTATTAACAACTAAAACAGGTAAGTCATAAAATATTTCTGATATATCAGACTTCTTTATAATAGGTATGCATCCTAAACATAAAGCTTCCCATGTTCTATGACAATCTAAACCGTTACCATGTGGTGATATGACAAAAGCATATTTTGATTGTGTTTTCCATGATTCTGTTCTTTCAACCTTATTTTCTTCATAAAATACCAATTCTCTATTAATATTATTAAAAGCATCTTTTCTATCATCGCCATATTTAGTATTCATTGAAAAATGAAAATTTGCATAGCATTTAATTTCTCTTTTATAAAATGGTTCTGATTCACTATTTATATTTTCAAGTATTTTTTCTTGTTCTTTAGGGTTAATCTTTTTACCCCAATCAGAATCTTTTTCAGCCATTGTATGATAGTCTAATCCAATTGGTATAATACTCATTTTAGGATGACTTAATGAACAATTTTGTGCAAACCAAAATATTAATTTTTCATTTTCAATAAAATTAATAAAATCATAATTATTCATAAATAATCCATTAGGTGGACTACAATCACTATCACCTGATACTAATATAAACTTACATGGAATTTGGTCAATAAATTTTGTAAAATATGGAATTGCATAATTACAAACATATAAAGTACAACCATCTTTTAATTTACTAAAATCATAATTTATTAATTGATTTATGCTTGAAATTGGTGTTGTACTTTTAACATCACATGATTTTAATATTCCTCGTGATGATACATATTTACATTCGGATTCTTCTATTATTTCTTCTGAAAATAAATCCAATGGTGATATTCTAATTTTTACATTATTATTTTTAATTGCATTTAAATGAAAATGACGATGTTCGCAATCTTCTAATAATTTTCCAAAAAATACATTATCTTTTCCTGTTAATTTATTTAATGCATTTATATTTTCTATAATCATATTATGAGTTAAAATAGAATGTGATTTAAATACATTACTATTATAATTACTGTTAATAAATTTATCTTTTCTATATATTGCAAATCCATTAAAAGCTGATTCACATTCTAATAATTGTTCAGTATTAATTTCAGAAAGTTTTTCTTCTATATATTTTCTCATAATATCAACAACAAACGATGAATCTATTTGTTTGATGGACCAGTGCCAACAACTAGTAAAAAATGGTTTAATTGACAATGCCCATATATCATAATAATCTTTTCTATTAAAAGATAAAGAATCCCATTCGTTTATATATTTTTTATCTAAGTACTTTTCTAATATATTTGTATTTAAGTCTTTTTCACAAACATCATCAAAATCCATCATAATGAAATAATCATATTTAGACGAATCATTATCATTTCTAATATAATTTAATATTGAATTACGAGCATTTGTTATATTTTCTGTTTTATAATCACTCATTTTTTCAGTATTAATTATTATTTCTGTACTGAAAGATTTATTGTATAATTCATTTAATTGATTAAGTGTTTCTAAACTATTATCATATGAATTATCATATGCAACTATAACTTTAATTTCATTAAATATTTGGCGAACTTTTAATATATTTTTAAAAATATTTTCTAAATATTTATTGCAGTTAAAAACACAACCTCCAATATAGCAATTTGATTTTTCGATATTTTTTATTTTATATGGAACTTTATTAAGAACTGTATTATTTACACCTTCATTACTATAGTAATAAAATTCTGTATTTTCAATAGGTTTTTTAAATGTTTCTAAATATTTACTATCATTTTTCTTATTTAAATTAAATGGCATATAACATTTCTCTATTTTATTTGATAAATATCCAGAAGACCACGATAAAGTACTATTTGAACAAACAAGAACTTTACATTGTTTCATTATATTAAAATCTGTTAAAACATCATTTGATTCTACATTTATATTGATTCCATTTTTATGAAACCATTCTAAACATTTATTTAAATAATCATTATCTTTTTTATTTTTAATACGGTCAATTACTATTGCATTATTCCAATCTTTATTAAAATGAATAGTATTAAAGAATTTTTCAAGATATATGTATTCAATATAAATGTCAAGTCCTTCAAAATCACCTAATCTAATATTAATTACTAAATCATATTTTATTGAATTATGTAATATTATATCATTTACTAAATCTTTCATTAAAAATTTTTTATATGGATTTTGTTGATTATAAAAACCTTCAGCAATATAATGTTCATTCTTATGTTCTTTTACATATTTTAATATTTTATCTTTATTTTCCAAATATATTTTATCATATTGAAAATATCCATCCATAATAATATTATAATTAGATAAATAATTATAATTTAAATATTCAAAAAAATTATTATCATTAATAATAATATTATTTTTAACATATATTCCATGATCATTTTTTTGATTAATATAATTATTTGACTTTAATTCATTAATATTTATATAAGATTTAATAAAACCAAGAGTATTAAATCCATAATAATTAATATTTTTATCACATATACACTTTAATTCATCAATTGTTATACACTTTAATTCATCAATTGTTTTGTTATTTAAATATTTTATATCATTATTTACCTGATCAACTCCTTTATAAAATATATAATTATCATTTAAATCATTATAATCATCTTCTAATATAAATTCTAAATCATATTTAATACAAAATAATATAGATGCAAAATATCGGAATAAAGCATTACCTAGTCTTCCACTTTTTTTAAAAATTAAATACTTTTTTTTTCTTACTAAATAATGATGACTTGATATGTAATCATAATCTAAATTTTTATAATATTCTAAATTATTATATTCAGTATTATCCCATTTTAGATTTCGAATATTTATATTATCATTATGATATATTAACATATAATTAAAATATAATTCATATTCAGAACAAAAAAATCTTTCGCCAATAATAATATTTTCTAAAAATACCTTATAAAATTCTTTTTTATGATAATTTTCAATTAATTTAAATAAGCTTTTAATGTATTTTGTTTCAAATATCATATGATGTGAAATACCTGATAAATCTTTATTAACTTTATATAAAGTTGGATGAAGTTTTTTTATATGATCAAAATATTCATAGTGATATTCTTTTCCTGGATTATATAAACATATATTATTATTAATAAATATTGTTTCTTTTAAAAAAAATGTATCAGCATCAATAACTAAATATTTATCTAAAATATTTGGTATAACATTTCCAGCATATAATTTTAATAACTGTCGTAATACACATCCATTATTTTTATTGTTTCCTAAATATTTTTCAATATCATTAATATTAAATGGAAATATATTATCATTAACTATTATACAATCATCTAAAGTAAAATTTTCAAAATAAACTATTAAATAAATATTTCTATAACCTATTATATTTTTTTTTGTATAAACTATTTGTTTTTTTATAATTTCCTTATCATTTAACCCAACATTTATTACAATATCAAATATATTCATT